TTCCGGGAGCTGCTCGGAGGAGGCGGGGCGGAGTCGGTCAGCCGGGGGCGCTGGCGGTTCCTGCGCCGGGGGAAGTTCATGGAGCGGCGGGGCGGTGGAGATGGGAACCGGGTGCAGAGAGGACGGGCGACGCAGCACGAGCGAGCGAGCGAATGCGAGCGAGCGCAAAGGACGGACCGGGGTAAACAGGGGGCGGGGGTGCGCCTGGTTAGTCATCTATTTTTTCGGGCGGGGAAAAATTTTGGGTTAAGTTTTTGGATTTTTGATAGATTGTGTTTACCTTAGTAGCGAGAAAAATAGTTTAAGAGTTATGGGACAGATTAACGAGAGTAGTTTGAGTTTGGGCTTGCTGCCGGGTAATCCGACGTTGTTTGGGGTTATTTTGCGCGACATCGAGTCTGGGGTTACGGGTACTATTCTTCATGTAAGTTCCTCTTTGAATTAGGTTTTTAGTGCCGGGCGATTCTTTTTAAGGGTGTTCGAGTTTTTTTCAGGGCGTTATTGATTCCATTCTCCATAGTTCGGTTTTTTCTCGTTCAAGATATCCCCGGCCTTTTTCTGGCAGTTCAGGTTTTCTGCATATATTTTTTTAGTGATTGTTGAGTGCTCCCGGGTTTATTCTCGGGAGTTTTTTGTTAATTATTCGGGATTTACGGAAAAAAAAGATTAAGTTTGCAGTAGAAAAGGTAAAATATCATGAATTGCAAAGTCATAACTACGGGTCGTGTATGCTGCGAGGGAGACTTGGAGGTCCTTCTTTCGAACACTACGAATCTTCAGAATGCGGGACGCTGGTCCATTGTCTTCTTCACGGGAGGTCTCACGTGCTCGATTCCGGAGAAGTATGTCATTGCGTCGTATGACGGCACTACGTACTCGAACTGCCGGAGGGTTGACAATGGAAATATTCTGTGCTACTTCCGGGGCCCGAAGCTTGGTTCGGGACAGTTGTGCTACAAACTCTACCTTGGTATTGCGGATTCGGACTTCTCGCCCAACTTCCGGGATGATGTTTACCCGGTTGCCACGAACTACGAGCTGGGGCCATGGCCTACGGACAGCGTGCGGGCGGAGCTGGACCTGCTGGTGCTCTCGGGCATCATTAACGCGCAGATTGTAGGGGCTACGGCTGAGACGCTCCCGGCTGGCTCTCAGGCTACCGTCACGCTTGGGGGTACGGCTACGGAGCGAACCTTTGCTTTCGGGATTCCGGCCGGCGATGCCGGCCAAATCACGTCCGCCACGGCCAGTGTGGATAGCACTACCGGCACTCCAAGCGTAAATATTGAATTGGGCGGCACCCCCGAGAAGCGGACTTTTGATTTCAAGTTCTCGGGTCTTAAAGGCGAACCCGGCAACCCGGATGACTCCTTCGTTCGTTATGACGAGACTCAGAATTTAACCATAGCCCAGCAGAGTCAGGTGTTCAAGAATTTAGGTTGGAAGGTTCATGTGATCTCGGAGTCTGCCATTGGTTCCTCGGATGCTGTTTCTGATGATGAGAAATCCGCACGTCTTTCGGCCACCGCCTTATTGGTGCAGGAGACTGGTGAGATGTATCTTTATGGGCATAATAGCTCAAGCACTCCGTTAGAGCGCCGTTTTTATAGATTTCGTGATACTAAAACATTAGCACTACTTAATGTTGTTACAACTACTGGGTTGATTACCCAACCTCCTTTTGTCAATATTTATGATGAAAATGCCGTTTCTTTTAATATTGACCAAAGTGGTGTTTCTGATGATAATAAGAATAAAGCCTTAGGTAATATAGGTATTGATCTTGTTAGAATTCCGTACTCTCTTTTGGGTACCACGCTGTCGGACAAGATGTCTGCAGTTGTTAATAATGCCCGAGGTATTATTTTAGTTGACACGCCGTCCGATTACAGTAATCCGACGGTTTTCGTTAAAGGCAATAATACATCTGGGTCTTGTATGTTTGTATCTTTTGTTACGGGAACTACGTGGTCTACATTCTCACTTAACAAGCCTACAAAATTATTGTCAGGTCTAAGTTCCGGTTTAACTTATGCAGGTTCGGTAAGGTATGCCGAAAGACAGAATCTTACTGATGTCCAAAAGCAACAAGCAAGGTCTAATATTGGGGTCCAGTCAGCAGATGAGTTGCTTGCAGATGATGACTTCATAGCTTCACTGAAAACTAAACTAGGCATCGGATAATATGGCACGGATGACTGAAACAATCATTAACATCGGTTACAAACTGAGCGAAATGTTCCAAACGGTTTATGGATGGATCGCTGCGGCAGGCATTTTCATCGTGAATTTCTTCGCCGGCTACGAGGGTTCGATACATGCTGTTATCGCGTGTGTCCTCCTTGATACGATATGGGGAATTGCGGCTCAGATCAAGCGGGGTCATTTTGCACTTTCGGAGGTTGGTAGGCACGGGTTGTTCTCGAAGTTTGCGCTGTATGCTTCTGCTATCGTGGGTTTCATCCTCATAGAGCGCATGGCTGGCATCGACAGTCAGATAACTGTTATCGCGATCTGTTCTATTATCTGCCTTATTGAGTTGTGGTCTATGGCCGGTTCGGCGTTAATCGTTAATCCGAAGATGCGATTCCTGCGTATTTTCCGGCAGGTTTTGGCCGGGGAGGTCGCGCGCAAGATGCAGATAAGCGTCGAGGATGCCCGTTCATACCTTGACGGATGCTCGGGGGATGTGGAGAAATCATAATATTTTTGAGATATGAAAAAAACGGTTAAGACAGGAATCATTGTTGCGGCGGCTGTCGTTGCGGGGATTGTTTTGTTCAACGTTCTTCCGGGGGATGTTCGCATTGCGTCGACTCTTTCGGCCGGGGCAGGCTTCGTCGCGGGGATTGTTGCCAAGACGTGGTTTGATTCTAAAATCATGTAGACGCCATGATCTGGATAGCGTTGAAAGATTCCGCAGTGCATATCGACGACAATGCTCTTCAGCGGATAGAGATCAAGGAGGACGAATACGGCCATTTCGTGGACCTCGCGGGCATAGCTATGCTGCGCGCTGAGAGCAAGGAGAAGTGCTATGATGTGTATAATGCCATCTGCGAGAATCTCAAGCGCAAGCGGAGTTTCATAGACATCAGGGAGTATTAGAGCATGGAGACGGATTTTTTCAAGAAGAATTACACTTCGGAGACTGGAGCGGGTACGGAGAAGTCTTCGACCCCGGATATCGACGAGGACGACATCCGCGAGGAGGTTGCCCGGGACATCCGGAATATGAATGTTTCTCCGGCACATGCCATTCTTATCTCCATGGGCATCCTTGAGGACATGGAAGTCTGCCGGAGGGTCGTCATGAGGAGCAGTTCTAATAAGACTATATACCTGTATGCCAACAAGTTGTCTGTTTTGAAGCAATATGCCTCGATATTCAAGGATTCCGTTGCCATCACGAAGACCGCGAAGGTAAGCATCGACGCGGAGGACAGCTCGGGAGCTGACGGGAATTTCGACGGCGCAGAGATTACTATACGGCGTGAGTAGGCTGAAACTTGACATACCGCTTAACGACAAGCAGAAAGAGATGTACAATCTTCTGATGGGGGGCAGGTACTCCGAGGTGCTCTTCTACGGTACCTCGCGCTCGGGAAAGACGTTCCTCATACTGTACTTCTTCGTTGTCTGCGCGGTGGCTTTCAAGTGCAACAGCCTTGTCATCCGCAACACGCTGACGTCCCTTATGATGGGTATGGTCAATCAGACTATGCCGGCGGTTCTGAATGCCATTGCCAGGTACAACGGCATCTCGAGGTACGAGAATATGACGGTCAAGGGGTCGAGATTCGCGTTTTTCGACAAGAAGAACAACGTCCTGAAGTTCTACAACGGAGCCTATATACAGTTCTCGTCGCTTCGGTCTACCGGCGACGGGGGAGCCTCGGTATCCTACGACAAGATACTCTCCACGGAGTGGGGACATATCTTCGCCGATGAGGTCTCGGAGATCGACTTCTCGGCCATAGAGACGCTGTATTCGCGTCTGGCTCAGAAAACGGCAATAAATAACATGATACTTTTCGCCCTGAACCCTACGACGGAGCTGCATTGGACCTATAAGAGGTTCTTCGAGCACAAGACCCTCGACGGGAACCCCATAGACGACGCCACGGTAGCAAGGATGTACAAGATGCACTTCTCGGCCGACGACAACAGGCAATTCGTCTCCAAGGGTTATTTCGAGGGTTTGAGCAGGCTCAGCACGACGCAGAGGGCCAGGTTCCTCGACGGAGAGTATACCCGCGTGGGATCTGGGAAGTATTTCCGGAATTTCACGTGGCACACGAGGCCCGACATTGCGAATATGGTCGACGCCGTGATATACACGGACCCCTCGGCAAAGGATTCCTCGACGAACGACTTCAAAGCAACGGTGACGCTCATACGCACGCGGGATGCGCGGATATGGTTCTGGGACTGCCGGGCCGTGCAGGGCACGTCTTACCAGATGCTACAGAACATCTATGAGCTTTTCCGCAAATGTCCGATACCTCCCAAGGTCATCATCGAGAAGAAGCAGCTGCCTTTGGACTTCAACATCACGCTCCAACGCTTTCAGATGGAGAAAGGATGGACGGCCCCGATAATTTGGGACACCATGAACCACGGGGATAAGTTCACGTGCATAGAATCTACTTTGGAGCCGCTTGTCAACTACGGGAAGTTCGTGTTCTGCACGGAGCTTCAGAAGTGCGGCGTCTACGAGCAGATAGTGCATCAGTTCGTGATGTTCTCGAACAAGAAATCCACTAAGGACGTCAAGGACGACATCCCGGACGCATGCGCCAAGGGCGTTTCGTTCCTCAATCAAGGCATCGTTCATGCGTCCATAGACGCCAATAGCGACGTCGTATTCTTCAAGAGGGGAATGCTTACATCTACGAAACAAATACTTAGCTGATATGCCGGTTTTAGCAAAAGCAACCTACAACACGGGCTCCTACGTAGACGGAGCCGTCACAGACCCGGAGAGCAACCTCGGGTGCATACTTGTTCCGATACACTCCTCAATGACGGAGTTGTATATCCGGCCCTCTACGGACTATGCTGACACGCCCTCTACGTTCGACGTCTACATCCGCGATTCCATGTCGCTTGCCTTCGACCAAGTGGCCACGGGCGTCACGGAGTACGACATCGACCAAGACGATATGCGGCAGATCAACGCCGTGTATGTCAACATCACGACCGAGACCCCGGACGGTATGACGGGCGCGGCATTCGCTGCTACCGCCATCTCCGTGTTCGAGAGCCTCATGTATTTCACGAAATCCTCGCTATATTTGTACATCACACAACAGCAGTTGTATCAGTTCGAAAACATGTACCACAACTGCGTATTGGATGCATACAAAAGCGCCGTCGGGAAACTCACCGCGCAGATCGGGAACCGATTCAACATGGAGGGTATGCTCTCCGTCACGGACGAGGGGCAGAAAGACGACACCATACGGTGGATATTGCAGGTCCTCACGGTGTACAACATATGCGCCCCGAGCCTCAACATCTCGGAGCCGTTGGATATGGCTTACAAGGAGGTTTATCAGACCATTCAGCGGCTAAAGGGCGGCATGGTATCACTCGAAGAGCCTGCCCCCTACCGCAATGACAAATACGACAGCAACGTCGAAGTAGTAACAACACGAAGCAGTTATATAGGCTGATATGGCAAAGTTCGAATTCCCGAAGATTTCTCCGTTCCAGGTCCCGCAGAATATCGGTACCGACGGAATATACTCCCGGTACCTGTTCAACAACTACCGCATGGAGTGGAACCCGGCCCTGTGGCGCAGGGCTATAGACCGCGCAGTTCAGTATTCGGACCTCACGTATCTCGATGCGCTCTATTCGTGGTGCTTGCAGTCGTCTCCGTTCCTGTGTTCGCAGATCAACAAGCGGCTCATACCGCTCAAGAAACGAAACATCGTATTCGGCTCCGGGACGCGGGAGAACAGAAGCCTCACGGACAAGCACATACGCAACAGCTTTTGGTTCAAGAGGTTCATACGTTACGCATGCCTGTCGCAGTTCTACGGCGTAAAGTGCTTCGCCATAGACCCCAAGAAAAAGGAGGTCGCGGACTTCCCGCTTCGAAACCTCGACATCTTCAACAAGGGGCTGCGCTATCAGACCTACGACTACAACGAGGTTGTACAGGCGTCCAAATACGACAATATGTTCTTCTTCGAGCCCGAGACGGATCAGGACTTCCGCCTCGGGCTCCTACAGCCCATATCCCGGGCTATGATAGGCATCGTCGAGACGTTCGTGAACTGGCAGATTCTCGGAAAGAGGTATTCGTTCCCGATGACAACCATCGGCTATGACGCCAACAATGACCAAGCCAAGAAAGCGGCCCTCGCGGTGGCCCAGAACCTCGACATGCTGACTATTCCCGTCATCCCCAAGACCAATGACGTTATGGCCCCGGGAAAGTCTACATATTCCGTAGAGGTCAACCCCATACCCACGCAGAGTACCGCCGACGCATTCCGCGTGTACAAAGAGTATATCATAGAGTACCGCTCGGAGATCATGCAGCTCGTTACCGGAGGTACGCTCCTCGGGGCTACGGAAAAGAACACCAACTCCGAGCAGCTCGCGGAGATTCATTGGAACATCTACGAAGACATCCTCAATGCGGATTCCGAGATGGTCCTTGACATGCTCAACTCCGAGGAAGTGCGGCATAAGCTCGCTATAACCCTCGATGACTACAACATCGAGAGGTCGAAATTTATAGAGATCCCCGACAAGACCATCTCCACGAGCAAGTTCGTAGACATAGGATCCATGATGGCCAAGCAGGGCCTGAAGTTCAGCAACGAGGCGTTCCGACGCGTGGGTCTCGACCCCGACGACATCAAGGGCGAAGAGCCTAAGGATACGAAGTCCGTCGCTGAAAGGATCTTCGGGCGCAAGAAGCAAAATAGCACCAAAGATGAAGGGCAGGGCTGAACTTCTGAGGATGATGCAGCGGCTTCGCAATGTCGCAAACGGGCAGCTTCCGGTGCTCCTCGCGCAGTCCATGCAGAAAGAGACGGCGCAGAACTTCCGGGAGGAGGGGTACGGAAATGACGGTTCTTTGCAGAAGTGGGCACCCCGTCGATTCGAGAAGTCGCTCAAGTACAAGAAGCTGCAATACTCCGGGGCTATGCGCAAGTCCCTGAAGGTGAATATTCGCAGGATGGGGAACAGACAAGCTTCCATAATCTATGGTTCTGATGACCCCGTATTCCGCGTGCACCAGATGGGAGGCCCTACGATGCCGAACGGATCGCATGGCGGGGATATGGGATTCCGCAAGCCTCCCAAGTCATCGAAGCCTGTGAAAATCGGCGGCGCAAGGGTCAAGGCGCGACCCATGATCGGCTTCGGCTCCCGGTCCCGAAAATGGTTCACAGGGGTTATAAGGCGGGAAATAGACCGCGTAATTCATCTTTAAGGCTCCGAGTATTTGCATTTGAAAGAATAAAAAACTAAGTTTGCAGTAAGTATGTACGGGGACGTGATGGACATATTGATAAAGACGCTTCGCGGAGACAAGGCTCTGAAATCCGCGAAAGTGTCGGTTCTCGCTGTATCTGTCGATGAGACGCAAACCGTGAATACACCCCTGCCTGCCGTCGCCATAGCTTTTGATGAAAGCATGGACGCCGAGGTATTCATCGGAGGGATGGTCAAGGACAAGCTGTCGATACGCCTGTGTGTGATGGTCGACCTCACGAACTTCTCGTGGTCGCAGGACGGAAGCGAGCAGTCGCGGATGATGTCATTGGCGCACAGCGTCCGTAATGCCGTAGAGAAAGCAAAGGGCACGAAAGTTTTTGACGAGTTGTACAAGAAATACGACTTTTTCCCCATATATCAAGGATTCAAGACATATCAGCGCATAGGAATGCGCAAGGAGTTCCAAAAAGAAATATCGGTCGTGGAGATTGTTTATCAGACCACAATGCTCGACAAGTCTCTCTATGCCGAAACCAACCCGACCTGCACGGTAGAGCAAGTGGATATTACGGGTTACTCCGGGAGTGACTCGGATTTGACAACATCAATAAAAGTTAAAAATGGCTAAGATTACAGACCAAGTGGTCTCCAACGAGACGCCCAACGATCATGGATATGTGGTCCTCAGCAGCGGCTTAGACTGGAACCGCTATCGGAAAAACCCGATTTTTCTGTACATGCACGACTGGGACAAGCCTATCGGATTCCTCTCGAACATCCGTAAAGAGGGCGATGACTGGCTTGCGGATTTCAACTTCGATGAGATCACGCAGATATCCAAAGATGCCGCTGCCATGTATCAAGCCGGGACCCTCCGCGCGGCGTCCGTCTCCGGGAAAGCCTACTACTCCGAGGTCGATGGCATTCGCTTCGCCACCCGCTTCGAGGTCTACGAGGTGTCGCTGGTGTCAATCCCCGCAAATCCCGATGCCGTAAGTTCGAGGCCCGGGGACGATAAGACCCTTGCCGTTAGCTTCCTGGCGGACAGCTCGGAGGAGATCGAACAGCTGTCGTCTACGCACAGCAACCTAATCAAAAACTATTTGCGTAACATGGAAGAAAAGGAAAAGATTGAAGCAGCAGCTACGGTTGAGCCTGATGTAAAGCCGGAAGCAGAGGTTGAATCCTCCGAGAACAAGGAGGCTGAAGAGCTTTCTGCCAGCGATGAGAAAGCTTTCGACCGATTCAAATCGTGGTTCGAGGGCATGTTCAAGAAAGAGGAGCAGGATGCTCCCGTAGAAAAACTCGCCGCCGAGCAGGAAGAGAGTCTATCCGAGGAGGAGGTGAAGTTCGAAGCGTCGAAAGAGACCTCCCAGAAACTCGACATCGAGGAGGCAAAAGAGAAGATTCAAAAAACATCATTCAAAGCAGACATGGAAAACATGACCATTCACGAGTATCTCCGCACTCCCGCTGGGCGTGAGAAGTTCTCGGAGATGGCTCGTTTCTCGGCAAACCGGGAGGGCCTCTCGAAAGACCAGTGGGAACAGGACCCGCGCGTAGACCTCATCCGTGAGTTCGTACATTTCGCTTCCAAAGACCGTGGATTCATGGCGGCGATGGGCGACGTGAAGTTCTCGGCTCCCGGCACCGCAAATCAGTACGGCACCCTCGCCGACACCGTTCACCGCATGGAAGCATTCGCTTCTGGCCTCAACTCGATCAATTTCGTAGAGACGAATCCCGACCTCGCCAAGATCGAGTGGTCGACGATGCTCTACCGTGAGATGTTCCCCGATGAGAGCTGGGCCGCGCGCATCCCGCGTCTCGCCGCCGAGGATGTCGCAGGCGTCATTTGGGTGAACTCGGCAATCAAACCCAAGGTGTACTTCGGAAACCGTGCTCCGCTGAATGCCGAGACTTCGACATACGACGACAAACCCGTTGGCATCCCCATGAAGCTGTTCGCACTGTCGAACATCACGTGGCAGCAGGCCAACACCGACCTTCTGGCATACGACGACAAGGCTCTCGGCATGTCGGAGGCTCTGCGCTGGCTGGCATTCCGCGCCCACAACTACTACATTCAGAAGCTCGCAGAGGCCGCAAGCGTGAAGGTTGCGACTACGGGCGAATCATTCGCTTCGGCAGGGCTGTTCCCCGACAACACCTCCGCCGCCGGGAACCTCAAGGGCCTGAAGCCCGCGGATATTCTGGCTCTCCAGACCGGATTCATCAATCAGAACTACGTGATGGAGACGTTCGCCGCCGAGATGGTGATGCCCGCGATCATGAACCAGCAGCTGCAGGCCGACGCACAGCTCGTGAACCTGCTGACCAAGAACGCCGGAGCCATGCGTCCCTCGTTCGCGGAATACTCGGGATTCACGATCCGTCCGCGCTCGGGCACGACCCTCTACGACACCGCATCGAGCAAGGTCGTAGACCCCGAACTGTACCTCGACGGAAAGATCAGCGACGACGGCACCGTTCCGTCATATGTCGCTCCGCAGATCGCCGCTACGGCGTACAGCGTGGCCCTCGGATTCATCCCGTCGGAGGCCATCATCGGTATCGGCCGCACGAACGTCCACATGGTCGCAGACCCGTCGAACTACGGTTGGACGATGTCTATGGACATGCGCACGGGAGCTGCAGCAGGCCGTAAGGGCGGACTTGGCATCGGTCTTATCCGCTACGCGGTTAACGGCTAATCTTTCAACGACCCGGAGGGGCTTCGTCCCCTCCGGTATTAAAAACTCACTATTATGTCCGAAAAACAAAACAACCACGGTTACTCCGAGCAGTATTTCGTAAACCTTATGGATATGTGCCTGCGAAACGGCACAATCTATGCCGTTGATGACGGCAATCACTACGCGGATGAGGCGTCGGCAATAAATCGCTGCAAGGACGCCCTCAAGCTGCGTCAGATCAAGCGTTACGCCAAGATCACGGCCGAGACATGCCCCACGTCCTACGAGGAGTTACAGGCCATGATGATCTCGGTAGACGGCATCCATGCCGCCCCGGCTCCCTCTGTCCGCGAATCGAAGCCCATCAATCTTGATAAGGCCAAGAAAGCTTTTGAGGAGCGCAAGTCCAAGAGAGCGCGAAAAGCTGTCAAGGAGTAATCTCAAAAAACGAACTTATCATGTCAAAAACAGGTGTAAGTGTAAAACTCCAAGATTCTCAGCTGGGTACTTTCCAGCCGAAAGTCGGGAACTGCATGCTCTTCTACGGCAAGAGCGGCGGCACAGCATCCACGGCTCCGAAGCTCGTTACGTCCGTTGACGCGTTCAACGCATGGGCAGCAGGAGATGCCCCCGAGAGTATCAAGGACGACGCATTCCTCAAGGCCGAGGTTGAGACGTTCTACAAGAACGCACCCACGGGTACGTATCTGTGGATATGCGTCGTGAAAGCGACGGATTCCGACTTCGTGACATCGAATGCCGACGCCATTAAGGCCGCAATCCGTGCTACGGGAGAGGCTGATTTCGACAACCGCCCCCGCATCGTCGGATTTGTCTCGGACGTCAAGGGCGTCGTGTCGTCGAGTGCTATTGTCCCCGCATCCCTGCAAACGATGGTACAGAGCATCGATGCCATTTACGACGCTCTGTTTATCGAGAGCTACCGATTCACGTCTGTAGTGGCATCCGACATCGACGCAAAGGATATGCTCGCGGAGACGGCGACGAAAGCCCCCGACTGCTCGAAGTACAATGCTCCGGCCGTCGGCGTAACGTTCACCACGGACGTATACACAACGACGACGGACGCATATGGAGCCATTGTATCATACACTACGCAGAAAGACGTCTGCGAAATCATGGGTATCCTCTCGGCAATTTCGCTGGGGCAATCCATCGGTTCGTGCGCACGTCCTGCGGTGGCTACTACGGCATTCTTCAACGGCGGTACATCCGCGGTGCCCGTAACGTCGTGCGTGCTGGCAGATTATGACGCAATGGGCAACAATCAGATGATCTTCCATCGCATACGCCCGGGGCGCGGCATCTTCTACAACGACGGAGCCACGTGCAACGACGCTGTGAACGCTCTTTCGAAGCTCGAATACTCGCGGCTTGGAAACGCCGTATGCGACGACGCGGAGTATTTCTTCACGGGAATCCTGAACACGCAGGCTCCCGTTGAAGCGAACGGAGACTTGAGCAAGCTCTACGCTACGCAGATCAAAAACGCATTCTACAACCAGTACTGCCTGCCGCGAATTACGCAGGGGCAATGCTCGGCCATCAGCGTGGAGGTCGGCGCCAAGAACAACGACTTTGTAGGGACCAAGACCATCGAGGTTACGATCTCGATACAGCCGTCGCCCAACATCGAGCAGGTAATTGTATATGTAATGTACGTTAAATCCGTAGCATAGTATGGCATACAATCCATTAATCGTATCGAGCGCACAGACGCAGATCACGCTGTCTACGGGGTCGAACATCTACAACATCGTTACCGGTGTTCAGCTTTCCGTAAACAAGACGCAGGATGTGACCGAGATTTTCGCAATCGGGTCAAATCCTCCCATCGGAATCAAGAAGCTCAACCAGCGGTTCAACGGCTCCCTGTCGTTGCAGACCGGAGAGTATGAAACCATCATCGACGCCATCAACGCGACGATTCAGACCGGATTCATCGCTTCGCTACTCGATCTCGGCCCGTTCTCGCTGGGATGGACTATCGAGATGAACGACCTCGTAGTCCCGAAGTCCATCATCTACTCTCTGGACAACTGTATCGCCGCTTCGGACGGCTATTCCGTAGACCGGAACAGCCCCGAGACGAACACGTCCATAGACATTCAAGGCTTGGGAATAACCCGAACCGTACTGAATCTTTAGAAGTGAAACCCGGGGGGCGGGAGCGATCCCGCCCCTTTCTAAAATCTTAAATTATGTCCGAAAACACCATGACCCAACAGGTCGAAATCAAGAACTACACCGTCCCCGTGCGGTATTTCACCAAGAGCGTCCTCAAAGGAGGCAGGTATGTCGAAAAGGAGGTCTCCGAAGATATCGAGATCGGAATGCTGGCCCGCACATCCGCGGCGCACACGAAATTTGCTTCCGAGCTCTTGCAGTCGGGAGGCGGAGACGCCGAGCATCAAGGTCAGATCGCCGTGAAATTTGCGTCGATGATGATCGTGGACGACAAGAAACGAGACGCCATCACAAAAGATCAGATGGCATGTCTCGATATCTTCTGGTCTGAACCCGTCCAGAACGACATCGAACGTTTTTTATCGACTTGGGGTATCGTTCAAAAGGTGCTTCGCGATGCCCCGGAGCAGACAGAAGAACCCCGGTAGAGCGCGTTATGAAGTGGGGGGAGCGTGACCCATCACTTCTCAAACGGGCTCTCATATCATACGTTTTTCATGAGCCGATAGCCGCCGTTGCGGAATTCTCCGCAGAAGAAATAGACAAGTGGTCCGACGCGGCGCTATGGATCATCGACAGTATAATGTACGCACCGTTTAAGTCCAAGAAATAATGGCCGACCAAAGATACGAGATAAAACTTGACCTCAGGGTAAATGACAGGGAGCTCCGAGATGCCGAACGTCGAATAAGCAGGCTCGGAGCCGCCGGTGGAGCCGGTGCTGCTCGTGGAACGAGAACAGCCGCGACTTCCGCATCCCGATACAGGCATATACCGGATTGGGCGAGGCCATACGCCGGCAGAATGGCGGATTTATTTAGCCAGAGGGCCGGTGCAAACCGAAACAATTTTCTTGAGCGCGTAAACGATACGTTTAGCCGCTTCGACAGGTTGAACCGAAACTTTCTTCCGAACCTGTTTACTCCTCAAGGATTAATGAGGAATATTACGGGCCTTGGAGGGGCCATTTCGAGCCTTAGCAAAGCGGCAGGCGCAGCGGTGCCTGTTATTGGAGGAGTTCTTACGGCATTTAAGGCATTTATAGGCCTTAAATTCGCCCAAAACATGATAAGAGGCGGAGCGCTGATTTTGGGTACGAGGGCTCTTAATTCTCAAGCATTAGGCAGTGCGGCATCCGACATCATGCAGATGCGCATGGCCGAAAAGGGGCTTGGAGGGTATTATCCGGAGGCTCTGCGCTCTGCGACGGATATTGCAGGCCAATATGGATTCAGCCGCGTAGGCATGCTGAATGCCATAAACATGTTCTCCGGATTACGAATCGGCGAGCGCAAAAAGCTTTCTTTCGAGGAGGCTAAAAATCTCGCTCAGATCGCAGGTAAAATATCGCATTTAGGCGGCATAGCGTTCGAAAAAGTAAACACCAACCTCCAGCAGCTGTTCGGACAGACTACTCCCAGCTCGCGCGACCTCCGAGAAATGGTGGGGCAGGCTCCGTTCTTAGGGAAACTTGCCATGCAGATGATGGATCGTAGCGGCAAGCGCGGGGATTATCGGGAATGGCTCAAAGACAAGAAGAATCTGCTGGACGTGCTCAATGAGTTTGACAAACTCGTAGAGACATCTCCCGTACTTAAGGCTCGCGGTAAGATAGCTCTTGCCAAACAGGACTTTTGGATCAAGCTCGCAGACGATCTGTCCCCCTATTGGGACGTAATCGCCGAAGCCAACAAGAAATTTTATACGTGGCTCGGTGATAAGATTGTATTATGGGTAAGAAATATTGATACCAATTCTTTGTCTGCTATGTTTGATAGCTTGATAAAAGACATCAATGCTTTTGTCGGTTCGCTTCGAGCATTAGCTGATGTAATATCAGGCATAAATACGGCGGCCACTTGGATTAAAGATCGCGTTCTCTCCGAATCTACATGGCCAATAACACGGCCTGTAACAGCCGTCACCAATAAAACTACGCGAGGGAGATGGGGAGCTTCGTATCAATTCGCCGAATATGATGAAAAGTCGGACAGTATTATATATAGGGTTAAGAATACATGGTTCGGCAATAGCCCCCGCAAAGCTAGAAAATCACGCGAATCCATAGCTACGGCGATGGAAGCAGCAAAGCAACGAGCTCTTGAAAATATACCTATGAGCCGAAGAGGTGAAGTATATAGTAAACTCGTGCCTTTGTATCAAGGTCAAACAGAAACAAGACCTGGCAATATTTATAGATTCGCCCTGCCAAGCGAAGATGGTAGTTCTGGCGTTGGCAATATGGGAAGCGTTAGCAACCAACAAACCGACGATGAGTTATCTAACATAAGCAAAGGGGCGCGATCCCTGATCATTAATTTCAACAGGGAGATAGTAAATATGCCCGTGAATATCGCCAACGTGAACGACGGGGCAGACCTCGCGCAACAGGTCAGCAGCACGCTGTATGACGTCATCGTCCGCGGACTCAACATATCACTCAACAACGCAACGGGAGCAATATAATGAATACGAGGGAAACACAGTCTACGCAAAATGAATTCGACCGCGCAATAACCCCGGCATTGGAGGTTGGGTCGCATCAAATCGATACGATACGTACCGAAGTAACCCATGATGTAAACTTGGCTCTGCATGCCACGAAGCTCGTGCTTTCGGAGGCGGGCGTCATGCGCGTCCTTATTCAGAATGGCGGCAAGGTGCGAATGGGCGACACGCCCAGCCGGGCCGAAGCCATCCGCGCGCTTGGCGGCAAGCGATCTTACAGCGTGGCGACGTCAGACCGCTTGGAGGCAGAAAATCAGGCGTTGCTGGACGGATATGATACTCCGTCTTTGGATTCGGTGTTCGCATGCGGAGATTATTGGATGCCCCTGTCTATCAGCTTTGCAGTGCGCGCTAACAAGGTGCTTGACAACAGCCAGCTTGTGGATGGCCCGAGCGTCACCCAAAGGGTTTCCAAAAGCCCCCGCATCGTAGACGTTAATTTCAGCATCGAACGCCGCGAAACGCCCTCCAATGCCGATAATTCGGCCTATGTAGAGGCGACAGCCATACGCTATTCGCAGGATGAAACAACGGATAAACAGGCCATATACAAACTTACTCGGGTGCTGGCAGACCTATTCGAGAATAACGACGTATTCCAAGTCAAGAACCCGGTCCTCAATGATGAAATAGGCATCAGCTGGGCTGTAATGACCGATTACCGCTTCTCCCCGGACCAGGGGTCTACGTTCGGGAGCGTTTCGTTCACCTTGCAGGAGGTGAATGTCAACGACCCTCTGCTGTATCAGAGCGATACGCAGGTCCAAAGCGGCGGCGTTCCTACATCAAAACAGACGGCAAATGGCTGAGAAACGCATAACCGGAAACTTTTTCGCCTGCAACAACGAGGTATTTGTCGAGGGGGAATCCATCGGCAAATTCGCGTCTATCGAAATCGAGCAGGACCGGAAAGACATTGCAGGAACGGCAACTATCGAGATGCCCTTCTACTCTATTGCCACGGCCGCCGCAAAAGAGACATCCGATAGTTCCATCGCCGTAAAGAGAGTGGGCAAATACTCGACGACGTATGTACGCATAAACCCCGACGATTGGAATATCAAGGTAGGAGCTTCCATACAGGTCTATGGATGGTACGAAGATAATGAGGCTTTGGGTCAGAATTTCGACAAGCTGCTGCTGTTCGACGGATACATCCGCTCCGTAGAGGGAGGTTTCCCGACGCGCATCAAGTGCGAGGATTGCAGTTTTGCGCTGCGATTCGGGACGGTCAATCAGTCATTCACGTCCGATACCAAGATTGCGGCATTATTGCAGTCTATGTGCGACATCTCCAACGAAGCATTTGCCAAATACAGGAAAGACAACGGGCTTACGGCTCCTGTCCCGAAACTCGTTCCGGACGGGAAATCAATGGATTCGGGATTTGTGCTGAAACCAGCCGCGGCGGTATCTCCGTATGATGTTATTTCGCAGGTAGTTGTCGGGATGTATAAACTTTACAGCAACGTGCACACAGATACGGATGCCGCCGGGAACTCCGTAGCTTACGTATATGCAGGTCTTGGAATCTCCGATTCGAACGCTCCTGCTAAAAGGCTCGATACGTCGGTCAATGTCATAGGACGGAGCATCACCCCTACTAACAACCTTTTCCGCAATTTCAGGGTAACGGTGCGGTGGATAGAGGACGGGGGGCTTAAATCATACTCCACGGGCTCCGATAACGGTATCCCTTACGAGATGCCGCTTATGCCCGGCCGGAACTCCTCACAGATGAAAACAACGGCGGAATCAGCTCTCTCGGGCCTTAGAGTGAACCGCAATAAGGGCACGATTACGACGCTCCTGTATCCGGAGGTCAAGATGTTCGATTACGTGGAATACACGGACACGATATTCTCTACTTTGTCGGGACGTTATTATGTCATTGGGCGCAAGATAACATGCGGAGGGTCGCGGGGATTCTATCAGACGCTCACGGTTACGGATGAAACTCTTTTATTCTTAGGATAATATGAATCCGCAGGATTTTTATAACGAGATGATGAGCATCGGCGGACGTCTCAAGCAGATGTTCGATACCGCCGGGGCCACAAGTTTCATTTACGGGAATGTCGTATCCGTAGACAAGGATACCGACACTATCAGCGTGCGCGCTGGCTCCGAATCCGGGGACTTGGTGATTTCGGACATAAGCCTCGGACCTGATTCCGGGGCTAGCACGTGCGTTGTTTCTTATCCGGAGGTTGGGTCTCTTGTCGTCATAGGCCTCCCGTACAAACAGCCCGAATCGGCGTTCGTGGCCCGATTCTCGGGTCTCGATTCGGTGAAGATCGTATTCAATCCGGAGGCCAAATCGGGCGACGAAGATACGATAACGGCAAATAATAACGAAGTGAAAGTTATGCGCGGGCGACACTCTTGCATAATTAGCAAAGATTCGATACATTTGTCAAGTAGAGGCGGCGCGTCGATTATCATAGAGGATGATCTTATAGTGATGAACGGCGGGAATCTGGGAGGTTTGATAAAGATTGATCCTCTCGTTTCGGCGATAAATGCTATGGTTTCGACGTTTAATGCTCACAAACACGCGTCTGTTGGTGCGGTGCCAGATACTCCTATGACGACGCTGAAAAAGGATTCCATAGAAGATGACTTAGTATCACATTAGCTATGAAAGATATATTCTTCGACTTCGATATCAACGACATCTCCGTAAGTGGCGGAGACTTCATGGTCACGGAGGACGCCTCCCGCCAGAACGGAGGATTGATTCTCATGAAATCCCCCGTGAATATCTACGAGCCTCAAACGGGCGTCGGATTCGAATCGTGGTCTCCGGAGAACTCGCAGGAAAGTGCTCTCGACCTCATCTCCGAAGTCAAGAAGCAGATACTCGCAGACGGGGCCATCTCCGTTCGCATGTCATTGACAAACGATCAAGTGGAAATTTCAACGGCATACTGACATGGCAAAATATAAGATACGCTTGGGCGAAAGTCTGATAGACGTCTGCTATAATACTACCGGAGCTATGTCGTCGATCGACGCTGTTATGGATGCCAACGACATCACGACATATACGCCGGACCTTGTGCCGGACACGGAGATCACGGTCCCGGATGTCGTATATAACAGCGAGGCGGTGCAGGTAGCCAATACGAGGCCGTTCACGAGCATCTGCGCCGTAGATGACGCCGAGATAGATGCGATGATCGCCGAACTTGTAACAGAGCTGGAACCTCCGGCCTCCACTTCGGGGGCACATGCTACGTTGTCCCCAGTCCCTCCGTTCCCATCTATGGGTGGCAACACAACGATAACGAACGACGGGGACGTAGATTTGGTCGTCATCTTAACACACATGTGGGGTCCCAACTCATAATATACTGTATAGATATTGGCGCTACCGGAGAAGCTCCTATCGATTATTCGGGAGACATTGAAGTTGAATTAAACTAACAGGCACATGGCAACCATAGACACTATTCGAGCGTCGATAGCGAAGCTCATCCCGGAGTTGAACAATACGAGTTCTTCCTCCATCGTTACCCGCATCTCGCAGACATTCGCGGCGGTAATTGACACTATTTTGCTCAACATCTCCAATTCGGAGACCGTCATAGAGACGTCGGCCCGAACTAACAGGGTTGCGGGGGCCCAGTACTACATAGACATGGCTTTGGCGTTTCAGTATGGCGATCCGCTGGTCATTGTAGACCAAGCTACGTTCCGTTACGGGTACAGCACCATAGCCCCGTCCAAGCAGATTGTCAAACAGGTAGCCGTGTCAGCCAACGTAAAGGCAGCGGAGATCAACGTTAGCGCATGCACGCAGGATAGCAACGGCAACAACAAACTTCTTACCGATGAGCAGTCAACGGCATTGCACGACTATCTGCAACAGCTGGCTCCCCTTGGAATAGGCATTAATGTACTGACTCCCGAAACTATTTCGACGATAACGGCGACAAAATTGTATATTCGCTACAATCAGTCTTACTCGCTTCCGGCAATCAAACAAAGCGTTAAAGATGCTCTTGTGTCCACGCAGGGCATGCTCATAGGTTATAACGGTGTGTACGTTAACGACATCGAGACCGCGCTGGGGGCAATAGATGGAGTCCGGGATGCGTATTTCGACACATTGACATACGATTCCGGGACGGCTCCAACGAACGGAGTGATAACCCCCGCTTCGGTGTTCTTCAATTTTGATGCCAAGCTTATTGACCTTTCGCTTGTCCAATTCGAAGCCGTATGATACGAACGCTGAACATACCCCGTCATCTGTTTAACATCCTGCGCCCGCAGTATGCCTTGAACTATGCCACGTATCATCTAAACCGTCTGTATCGGGTCCTGCTTGCGTGCCTTTATCCTTTGGTTGCGCCCGAATCCAAGTATGAAAGGGCGTGCTCCAAATATTACGCTCTGGCGGCCAATGACGGCAGCGCGGCATCTATAGCGGCGTATCTGAACTATTATTACGGTCAATATGGCCAAATAAAGTTTGGAATACCTCCGACATCGTATCTGACCGTGTATTCGTATTCATATCCTACGGGCGGTCCTGTCGAGTTCAGCACATACGGCGGCGGCGATGCTGTGCAGATATTCACTGCTTCGGCGTCCGTCCAACTGCTCGCGTCAACTATATACATCCCGCAGGAGCTGTCTAATTCGGCTGAATATTCGGATTTCTCGGCCGATGTAAATGCCCTGCTTGTGATGGGCGTCAAAGCAACTATAAAAACTTACTAATATGGGAGTAATCAAACAATTCAACAACGTAGACGGCGGCAATCAAATCTATGTCGACGACTTCAAGAACATATCGGATGCCGCGCATAATGCGTTGGCGGCTCTGCCGTGGACAAGGCCCGTGGCAATCTGCAATGCGTTTATAACGGGAGATAATAATGGTTTATCGATAACCCCGGCGACACTCGTCGCCATCAATGGCGTTGTATTCGGGTCAGACATTACAGCTACGGTTACGAATACCCAATATCTGTATGCTGTATGCGAGTATGACACAACGACCCCTCGGACCGATTCGATGGGATCTCCGTACCATCAAGCCGTTACGCGGAAGCTGCGTGTGTCCGATTCTCCGCTTCCGTCCACGGACCTGTCAAACGCGTCTGTATTCCCCGGAATCGGAACGTATCTGATCATGGCCCCCGGCTTATTGTTCAACTCCTCCGTTGTAATGTCCGGGTCGTCGTTCGCTCCGTTCACAGCCGATATTGTCGGGAACGGATACGTGACCAATCAAAGGCTTGCCGACGGGGCTGTCAGCAAAGTTAAAATAGGAGACAACGAGGTTAATTACGAGAAAGTGGCAGCCGGGGCTGTTAAGCATCATATACGTCTGCCTGAACATATAGCTTCGAGTACTACGAAGTCTCTGTCGAACGAGAATATACAGATTTATTCCCTAATCAGAAGTGCTGGAAATTCTTTGGTATTAACGCTCAATCCAGATAATCTGCCTGTAGGGACGACGGCCGATGTTTATATCTCCAACTCATCCTCTTCGTTGTCCTCCACCGTCAAAGTTCTTGCTCCATCGGGTAGCACGGGGTCTCAGGAGTACATAATAAATGCAAATGACAGAATGCACCTGTCCATAACGCGCATGGCGTCGAAGAATGTGTTCGTCGCAAGAAATGCTATAGAATCGTTTGGGGTCATTTTTTGATGCCCCGCTGTGAATAGAAACCCCCGACCGAGTAACATTGGCCGGGGATTTTTTTATCTCCACATCGCAAACCGTCGCCGGACATGCACATATCCGGAGCTTCGTTGGTATCTGTACGCCTCTTTCTCGAAAGAGATATTGCGGTAGGCATTGCCTTTCATGAACAGCCGCACGACCCACTCTATCAGGTAGCAGATGTAGAATCCTACATAGAGCAGTTCTTTCATCTGCTCGGTATGTATCGACTCGTGATTGACAGTGGTTTCCGACAGCGGGCGACACTCTTTGCGGGCGAAGATAATGCCGAACAAGTTGATCGCCGCGAACCCCTTGAAAGGAATGATGTTGTTGTAGATGATCTTCATAGCGGTAATTATTAAAAACTCCACAGCACTACGCCTGCCTGCACCCCGATCGTCGGCTGAAAGCCCTGCGGCGTGTATCCTACACCAACCCCGGCTGTCACCGCGAACCTGCTGCGTTTCGTAACGGTTCGGGTAATGGTCCGGTTGTAGGTCTCGATCCAGTCCAGCCGGGGCGAAAGAGTTCCGATAACAGGGCCCGACACCCGGGCGTAGTAGGTAGAATCCCGGTATTCGAGCGTGCGCACCGGAATCTCCATCTGCACGCTGTCGGTGCTGTTCACAGCCTCGACAATACGCACCACCGTATCTGCGGGAGCAAACAGCAGCTTCGGTATATTCACCCGCACCAACCGGTCGGAAAAACTGACAGGTTGCGGCCTTTCGTAGAACACGGTATCAATACGCATTTGCGTTTGAATTTCTACCGAGGATACCCCCCGGCGATATCCCAAGCCGAAGAGCATCGCCCCGGCGACGAGTACGGAGAGCAGGTATGGAATCAGTCGTTTCATCCCTTGATGAACAGTTCCCAACCGGCCTGCACATCGAACATATTGGCCTCGACGCCGTTCTCCACATAGGACATCGACGCAACGATGGGCACCATCACATCGCGGTTCGTCGTGGTGATCCGGCTGTCGGCAGGAACTCCCGAACGTTCGGCCACGGTACGGATATAGGCGTCCGTGTGGTTCTCCTCTGAGGGTGCCCAGCGTCCGATCATCTTTCGGATGGTGTCCAGCCCGTAGTTGCGCTGGTAGTTGTTAAGCAGCTTGAAAGCCGCCCGGTATCCGTATGCTACCGTCGTGAACTGAGCGAAACGGCGGTCTTTAGACGGGACAATCTCGCCCTGCCACGGGTTGCCTCCCCGTGATTTCTCAATGTTGAGCGGGTTGTTGTTGCTCAACCCACGCGGTGTTTTCGTGCTCATATGTCAATATCGATTAAGTTTCGTTTCAAAATGCGCTTCAGGACGTCCCAAAACATCTCTGTCCCGAACCGCATTACCTCGTTCTTGTTCGTCATAGGCGTACAGTTGACAACAACCCATCCCATCGCGTTGGCCTCAGCGAACTTCTCATACTCCTTGGCCAAAGCTGTAGGGTTCGAGTGCCGTCCGAATACGTAGTTCCCGCCGTTGATCTCAATGGCAACCTTTGCCGCCTCGCAGGCGTAATCGAATCTCCATCTGCGCTTCGGGTGGAACTTGAACTCCGGCGTCCATTTCAGCCCCGTTGTCTGCTCCAATATCTGCTGAACGGCATCCATCAGCGGGGCATCAGCGAGCGGTTGCAGAACATATAGTAGTGATACAACTCGGACGCAATCTGCGTGAGGTCGTTCGAGGCGGCTCCGTCCCATGCCCCCTGCTCGTCGTGCAGGTTGATGAAGTCGATGATCTGCTTCAGCTCGGCGCCGGTTCTTGCCACGTCCGTCTCCCAATTCCCGGCGGCCTCCGCCTCGCTGATCTCCGAACGCTCCAAGAACTGCGACATCGTATGCACCGGGATGCCTCCCCGCTGTACGATGATCTCCGCGGCCTTATCTGCCGCGTCGGCCAACTTCTCGTAAATCTCCCCGAGGAACGGATGCCATCCCTCGTACTTCGGCCCCATCAGAAGCCAATGACGCGCACGAACGTTCTGCGCACATACCGACAAATCGGCGACAATTCTGTCAATCAATGCAAACTCTTCCATGATACTTGCTTTTTTGCAAATATAATCATTTTTCGATCATTTGATATTCACGTTCAGAATATTGTCGATCGAGTAGTCCTTGATCCCGCAATCCGAGAGCATCGACGGTATGGCCGCCAGCTCCCGGGCGGGAGCAAAGTCGTACCGGCACGTCAGTTCCTTGTTGAGAGCCCCGATCAGCCTGAGCAGCGCCAGCACGATGTTGTATGCCCTTTCCGGCGGCTGGAGCACCACGCACGACTGAATCTTGGAATAGGTCTCGTCCATTTTGTCGTTGTACTCGCGGCCGGCTTGCAGGCTGATTCGCGTCAGCATCCGGTAGGCGACCGAGTGCACTCGCTGGACGATCTCCACGGCCATGTTGTATCGGCGCTTCACGGCGTGCCGGAGGATGCCCGCCTCGGAGAGTTCATCCCCGAGGTCGAGCATCGCGTAGTTGAGGCACGCAATAAAGGTCAGCATCCGCACGGCTTTCGGGATATACTTCTCGTCCTCCTTTGGCTGCCAATTACCCATTCCCCATTGTCGAGGCGCTTGCCCCTATATTTGTTTTCTCTCATAATATCCATATTTATTTCAGTTTTTCGAGATTTTGCGAGAATCTCGCTATTTCACCAACTCGAATTCGTACACCACGACCCACGGATTTCGCTTCCACGTACCTTTACCCGACACCCGGTCGATCAGCGAGGCAAAGGCTTCACGGGGTGTGCCCAAATGAACAAGGCCGCCCTCTTTAGCATCCCCAAAATAATACGGGTTCTCAATGGGGAATGGGTCTTCCCTGATCCCTTCTTTCATACAATCTTCGTCAGTAATATTCCGCAACCGATCGCACTTGATTCCGGTGATGCGGATGCGGTGCGGCATAAGCTCTGCTTTGCTGAACATCTTGTTATCCCACCCTGCAAGGTCCTGCACGCTTTCGATGGATATTTTATGCGCTTTAGCCACCTGGAGCAGAAACGTATCGACATCCGGATGACCGGCGGCAATCGCAGAATATCTTTGCGCCACGGCCACGACTTCGCCGATCTTGTAGCGGGGCGCGTCCCTCTCGTAAAAATCTTTTTCGCTTTCATGGACATACACACCGCCCACGCTCGGAGCATCAGAAACAAACTCCATCCATTGCTCTGTAAGGTCCCACGGAACTACCCGCCTCGTATTGGTCTTTCGCCCCTCGATCACCGCCTGCGTCAAACCATAGCGGTCGTTAAACATGATCTTTTTCATGACTTACATTGATATTAATTGTACCACTTCGGTTTTGGGAATCTTGCGGTGAAGGTTATTTCACTCACTTCTTCGCATTCGATCATATAAGCCTCCGGCCATAAATCATTTATTTGCTCGACATTTTCGGCATAGGCGACAATAACGAAAGAGTCGACGCTTTCTCCCGTACACCAATACGGATACTTGATTGGCCATTTAACTGGCCGATAATCGTTACCGCAATCTTTGAATTTGATATAGAATCTTGCTCGTATCATTTCTCACTCTTTTTGAAATGTTCGATAATCTTGTTCTGCATCGGGAAAATGGTATTTCAGTACGCTGCGGCAAAACGGGTCGATCTCGCAGTTGAAGGCGTTCGTCCAGCCAGCCCACTCGGCCGCCAGATCGAAGCCGCCGATGCCGCTGAAAAGGGAAGCGTGTGTCATTCGCATAATCCGTAATAACTCATACAGCTTGTCGCTGTGTCGTCGTCGAACAAGCTGCCCGTAGCGTTCTGCCACTCGACATAGCGCACGACATCACGGATCGTCGGATATTTCTCGCCGCTGGTGATCGCGTGGGCGGGAATCTTGTCCGGTCCGAAAAACGAGGATCTCAATTCACTTTCGAGGGTTGCGAGCTGATCAATCCGCTCCGGGGATTGGCGGACGATGTTCAGGATGTCCCGCTGATTCGCCATCACACACGGCCAGCATCCGACCCGTTTGTAGCCCATCCGGTAGAGCGGGTTCGGCTCCAACCCGGCGGCGAGAATGCAATCGATCACCTGCTGCGCCGACCAATCGAACACGGGACGCAAAAGATCGTCGGCGAACTTTTCCCGGAACGCCCGGACATCCTTACTCCGGTAGGTATGCTTTTTCGGCTTGCCGTTTTTGTCGTAACCGTAAGGCTCGAAATGGTACTTGAAATACGTGCATTGCGCCGACATACTGGCCCGGCTGGCCGATTCTGCCGCCCGAATGCCCTGAATCATCAGCATATTGTCCTGAACCTCGTCCAGCACGTAATCGATCGTTGGCTTGGTTTTGAGTTCTTCCGTGCAGAATCGAGCCCGCGTCGAGGGCCAGCGCTTTTTCTGCCGCGCAAGATCAACCATCCCGTCGTACTTCTTCGACTTCAATGTTACCAGGTCGAGATGCAACTTGTCGGCGATGCGATGGATGTACTCGTAAGTCAGCGGGTGTTCCCAGCCCGTTTCGCAGAATACGGTCGTGAAATTCCGGGTGATATGTTCCCGGGTCCACAACAGCGCCGCAAGGCTGTCTTTCCCGCCCGAAAAGGTGACGATGACTTTCATAGCCTTACCCCCGTTAATATTCCACGGCCGCCCGGCGGTCGATGAAGAAGTGGATTCCCGGAGCACACTCATTCCAGCGGTCATCGTCGAAGTCGGGAACCTCGACGATAGCGCCGACCGCATACACGAAGTTTTCGTCATGATCCGAACAAACCGTCTCGATGTCGGCTTTGGTTCCATCGGCATTCTGAATCTCCGCCACATAGGCTTTGTCGCAACGGCATTTTTCGCCTCCGGCGGAACTTCGTCGAGCATCCTCCGGGATTTGCAACTTCACGATATATACCGAAGCCTTTTTCCATCCGATGAAACTACCATCGGTTGGACAAGCCATGTATGTACCTTTGGCTCCGCGCAGGTTGGCTCCGCTCAGGTTGGCTCCGCACAGGTAGGCTCCGCGCAGGTTGGCTCCGCTCAGGTTAGCTCCGCGCAGGTAGGCTCCGCGCAGGTAGGCTCCGCGCAGGTTGGCTCCGCTCAGGTTAGCTCCGCGCAGGTAGGCTCCGCACAGGTAGGCTCCGCGCAGGTCGGCGTCGCGCAGGTTGGCTCCGCTCAGGTTGGCTCCGCTCAGGTAGGCGTCGCGCAGGTTGGCTCCGCTCAGGTTAGCTCCGCGCAGGTAGGCTCCGCACAGGTAGGCTCCGCGCAGGTTGGCTCCGCACAGGTAGGCTCCGCGCAGGTCGGCGTCGCGCAGGTTGGCTCCGCTCAGGTTGGCTCCGCTCAGGTAGGCGTCGCGCAGGTTGGCTCCGCTCAGGTAGGCGTCGCGCAGGTTGGCTCCGCGCAGGTCGGCTCCGCACAGGTCGGCTCCGCACAGGTAGGCTCCGCGCAGGTTGGCTCCGCTCAGGTTGGCTCCGCTCAGGTTGGCTCCGCGCAGGTCGGCTCCGCTCAGGTTAGCTCCGCGCAGGTCGGCTCCGCACAGGTAGGCTCCGCGCAGGTCGGCGTCGCGCAGGTCGGCTCCGTACAGGTTGGCGTCGCTCAGGTCGGCTCCGCCTTTCAAAGCCTCCGCTACCGTTTTGGCGAGCGTATTATCAACGCTCGAATACTCGAAAAGGATAGAACCGTTCCAGCGGTTCTTAATCGATATTTTAACCTCTTTATTCATGATTGTTTAGTGATTGGTAATTCGTTGTATACACGTTTATGTATTTCGCCTGGTCCGGGTCAATTCTATTTTCGGCTGCGATTATGTCCAAGCTGCGCATCCATTCTCTCACTTGATCCGGCGTCCATCTGTACGCCCCTGGGTAATTCGTTTTGTTGGATTTTTTGTCGATGGCTCATAATCTTTTTCAAATCTCGTCCGGTAGGTTATACCGTGCCTTGTCCACTTTTAGCACCCATCCGGGCTTCTCGGCCCCGCTAATGCGTATCGGAGCATAATCGTCCGTGCTGCCGCCGTTCCGGGCCACCTCATTGCACATCGCGGAATACGTCAGAATCCGACATTTCACATCGATGCCCAAGATGTCGGCGATCGTCAGCCGTTTGTACGTGAACGTGTCCAGCACCTTGTTCAAGGCATATTCCAGCCGCTCTTTGCTCATGCCTGTCTTACCGATACGCTCGGAAAGAATTGAGAAAAACTCCTTGGACATGTCCGGGAAACATACGGACAGCTTATGCACTGCCGTGGCGATATGTGCTGCCGATGCCGGAGGCCCGGCAAATACGGATACCTCCTCACTCCCATTCTTGACGAGTGCAAGCGCGAGCGAGCCCCTCTGCGACAGCTCTATCGAGTTCTTCAGGAGTTGGTGGTTGATTTGCTGTAATTTTCCCATCGCTATTTGTGTTTTTTAGGGCGAATATCCCCGCCCAATTATTGGCCATAGATTGTTGGATTATTCTACGCGCTTTATCCGGGTCTCCCTGTGAAAGGTCCATAAGCGTTGAGTAAAACGCATCAAATCCTTTCTGCTTGTACGTCTGGCCTCTCTCTTTCTTGTACTGCAACCATTCATTGACCACCGGTATAAAATCGTTCCTTACGAACATCGTGTCAATCTCTGCCTTTTTCTTCGGGGCCTTTGGGGGTTTCGCCAACTCTTCCCCGACATGATCGCATTCGATTATTTTGGCTTCCTGAATAACATCTTTGGCGGCATCCTCTTCATCCGTTGGCGCCTGTTTTTTCGGCCGCCCGCCTTTCGAACCGTTCTTCTTACGGGCCTCGCATTTGGCGTCGTATTCTATCGAATCGTCATCTATTTCGGCCTTGATGAAGCAGAACGCCACTTTAGCCGCCTCGGGGACGTCCTGTTTTACCTCACCCGTCGCGGCGTAATGGATGATCATTTCGTAAATGGCGAATCTTACTTCGGGAGGGAACTCGGACATCGCCGTCGCCCATTTTAGGTTAAACGAAAATGATTTTTTGTCGTTCATGTTAAAAAAATAGGCTTCTTTCATCGTCCAGTGTGCGACCTGGACCGATTACTCAAAGCCTTAATGTTTTTACTTAACCCCGTTCGCACTCGGTGTTAACTCCGACACAAATGTACGCATTTTTTTTTAATCTCCAAAACAAAACAGCTTTTTTTCGCCCGGTCACAAAATATTCCGTTCCCGCATACGGTTAAACGAAATATAGTTCACGAGTTGCCATTTCCTCAATACGAAACTTTTGGCCCGATACCAGCAGCGCCACATAATGGATGCTGCAATTTCCAGATCCGTGCGTACGGTGTTGATTTCTTCAAACTCTTTCATGTCATTCGTGTTGTTAGGTTCTTCTTTCTTTCTTTTCCGCGCAACCTTTTCTTTCTTTCTTTCTTTCTTCTTATTTTGTCCTTTACCATCCGGTCTCAAAAATAAATTTTTCATCGTCGCCGGGAAAGTCCTTTCCCCTTCTCCCCTAGGGAGAGGGGGATATTTTATTTCCACGTAGGGGAAATAAAATAGTTAAGGGGGTAAGGGTATATATTACTACCAGAATATTCTACCAGAAGAGTAATATATAACGCGTGCGCGTATAGGCATAGGTGTGCAGCTTAAAAATCGTTAATTCATACGTAAAACCATTAGGTTTTTTAGGTTTTTTAGGTTTTTTGAAAACCATTAGGTTTTTTAGGTTTTTTGAAAACCATTAGGTTTTTTAGGTTTTTTGAAAACCATTAGGTTTTTTAGGTTTTTTGAAAACCATTAGGTTTTTTAGGTTTTTTGAAAACCATTAGGTTTTTTAGGTTTTTTGAAAACCATTAGGTTTTTTAGGTTTTCATAGTTTTAATATTTATTTTTTGGGGTCGAATATTTTTTTTGTTCCAGCTCCTACGTAAATCTTATCGCTTTTGTTCTCGACCTCGTGTTTGTACTGCGACATGTATACACTCATGTCGTTTCCATACTGGTCCGGGGTCCTCCGGTCGGTAATAGTGAATCGTAGGTACTTTTTCCCGGTTTTCGCCGAGGTCCATATGCGCTCCTCGGGAATGTCCGAGATGCACACCGTGATTTTTATCATTTCCATCGCTTTCTTCGCGTTTTAATGTTTGGGACATCTATCTGTCCATCTTTTGTGTTATCTTCGATTTTTGGGCCGTTTCCGTGCGATTCACGGGCATTATCGTCCGGATCGTAGTACCGGCACCATTTCGGCATGTTCGGAGTGATCAGTTTTGTCGCCGGACAATAGAATGTGCCCGAATGCCATTTAGACGTATCCGGGCACATCCGGCATCTATTGCAGTCGCTTGTAGGGTTACTCTTCATCATCGACCCGCGCATTATTGATCATCACCCGCAGCCATTCCGGGAAATCCAGCTCGTTGACGATTAGCGTGCCGTCGATATTTATACACGGTATCCGCCCGGTTTTCAGCCATGAATAAACCGTTGCCGTAGGCCGCCGCGTGCGCCGAGTCAGCCATTTTACCGAGTGCAGAAGCTCTGTGTCAACTATCATTTTTCAGCCTCCATTACTTTAGCCGCGACGGCCTCGGCCTCGCTTTGGCTGTCCGGGTATTCTATTTCGGTTTCAAGGGTTATCTCGTCGGTCTGCGGCGTACCCCCGTCGAATTTCATGGCCATCGCCAATTGCGTCATAGGCTCGGAGCTGAACGGATCGATAATAGCACCCTCGCGTATCACTCGCTTTGCTACTGTCTTATCGCACATAACGTCGAAACTCGTTCGCCACATGCCCGTATATTCGTCCCGGAAATTCTTGGCGTTGTACGATTTCGAATACCGCTGCCCCCAGGCTTGCAGCTCCTCAGTAGTCATATATACGTACTTTTCAAAGCCCGTAAGCAGCTTGATGTATCCCATATAACCGACGAGGATGTCCCGGGGGTGCGGCTCCTGGTTGTACATATATTCGCCCGTGAATGGGTTGTGCGAAAGTATATCACCATCGTACACCCGGGCCGTTTCCAGCCGCGAAATAGTCCCCGTGCGGAGGCCCAGCTGCTGCAAGCCCCGGCGCATGATCTGGAATGTGCACTGATCCTTGTACGGGATCAATGCCGATTGCGATAGGTTGGGGTCGATGCTTAATTTCGTGCAGGCCGCTACCATCGCAGAACGTACTATTGTCGCAGGGTCGCACTTCATCAACCCCGATTGCAGGGGGTTCTGCATGGCCATTAGAATGGTTTGCATGAAGCGCGGGGCGTTCTGCTCCCCGAGGGCTTCTATAAACATGTCGCGCATGCCTCCGCGGGATAGCCATCCCTTTACCGTGTCGTAGTTCGACCGCGTTACGCTTGCGGTCGCCGTCGAAATAGTCGCGGATTTTGCGTTCGCCGTTAGTTCCTTATTGTTCATTTTTTCTTTTTTTCAAAATGTCTAACCTCCTGTATGTCGTTTTGCTCATATATTTGCCGTACAATTCGGGGTGATCTTTTGCGAATCTATTGGCGTCGAAACGCTTTGACAAAACTGTTTTATACGTCGCAATAGGCGCGCCGTCCAGCTCTAAAGTGTCTCGATCGTCGAAAAGCGCTGCTATTTGGCATTTCAAGGCTTCAAATTTCGCATTGGCTTCATCGGCCGCCCGTTTATATATCAAGGCCTTTTCATACAGCGAGCGGGCCTCGTGTCCGACCTTTTTAACCCCGGGGACGGAAACAGGGGCGATAAGTTGCACATCTTTCCCGTTTATCGGGGCCGGCTGCTCGCCCCCGATAATATGACGTTCAACCCATTCGCACGCCTGACGGATAATTTCGGCCGAAAAATCCGCGTCGTAATGTATCAGGCGCGTTTTCATCTGCTTCGAACCGTCGTTGATGGCCAGATATGCCGCGGGGCGTTCCATGACGGCCATTTGTAACTGTACTTGCGCAAACCATTCGTCCGGTACGGTCGAATCGTCGTCGAAATCGACGATAAGCCGCGTATCCTTGATTTCGAGGATAGGACGAGGGCCCGAAATACCCGTATCTTTTGAAAAGATTTCCCGGTCTGGGGCCACCTGGATATATTCGGGGTATTTGTCATTGTGAAAGACGGATATTTCCCCGCTTTTCTTGACGACTTTAAGGCCTGTTTCCTGTTCGAACCATCGCGCTATACCGTCCTCCATGAACTGGCCACGATAAAGGGCCGATTTGGGCGTTTCTTCCTCCCCGGACTTAACCCGCAGCCAGTATGCAAGCGGCGTTTCGTAGGGGTTCAGGCCTAAAATAGTGCCGATATTAGACCCCCCGACCATAAATTGGCCGTTGCGGTATTCGAGCCATTCGGCGCGGCTCTTAAAAACTTCCTTTCGTATCATTTCCGTTTTTTTTAGTAAAAAAGTTTCGCGAATTCATCCAGGTCATCCCCGTTAAGGTTGTAGACCTTTGTCAAATCTCCGGAGGGGTCAAAATCGTACTGCTTGATAATACGAGCGTTCCAAAAAAATACCCTCTCAATCTGCCCGTATTCGTTGAATGTCGCATCCCCAGAGACATCGACGGAGTAAAAAATGCCCTGCGTATTGGGGTCCGTTGCGGCCTCCTCTTTGAATCCCTGACCGTCAAAATAGCCGTTACCCTCGATTTTATCAGACAGCCTCGCAACGATGTCAAATAATGCCCTTGCGGATATGTAGTTTGTAATCATAGCTTTATGCGTTAATTGTTATCTAATTTGTCCATATATTTCATTAGCTTGTCGCAATATGCCGCGCCCGATTTTTCCCCAAGAAACGGAGATAACACGATAACGGACATCAATAATAGCAGGGCGAACAAAACCAAAATATATTTTTTCATGGTTCGAAAAGTTCGTTTATAATACGCCGCGTGCGCCCCTTGAATCGGGGCGACAACGCAACGCGGAAAAACGATAGAATTAAAGCGGACAGGGCAACGACGGTCACAAGCCCAGATAAAAGCGCGTCCATATGCCTATCGCGACAATTCAAGCAGAAGCGCGCATGCCTGGGTTAACGCCCGCGCCTGAACATCGAGCCATGATTCACGACTGTTCGGGGCTTTCTTCCCGGAATTAGTCCGCGAGAGCTCCGAAGGAGTACACAACCTATTCGCTATATCGCAATCAGAGATAAAGGAGCAGCCTCCCCAAGAGTACGAGTACCAATCAGAGGCCCCGTTAAGAAGAGTTTTCTCCATCAGAGGAAGCAAGCGGTCTTCGCGTTCGTATTCGCAATACTCCTCGTATCGGTCCAGGAGGTCAAAGGCATACGATTTTACGCCCTTATCCCATGCACTACGGGGTTTTACATTTTCCAAAGTCGTTCGGAGGTCTGAAATAGTTTTCATAGCTTTAATTTTTTTAGTGTTGTTTGAATTATAAAAGGGTTTTTTATCTCCTTTTCTGTGTTACAAATATAGAAAATTTTCTAATAACTACCAACTATTATTACTACTTTTTTTATTCTTTTTTTTTTCAAAAAAATATATACCCCAACACAACAACCACTATACTATACTACTCTACTACTCTCCTCTACTACTAACAACCTACTACCTAAAATTATGTCTAATCAATCAAGGTAAAGATACGCGGCCGTGTGTGCGTGCGTACGTGTGCGGGCGTGTGCGTGTACGTGTGTGTGTGTGGGCGGGCGGCTGGGCGGGCGGCTGGGCGGGCGCGCGATGGTTCCGGG